GTTTTTGATGTTCCACCAGAACCACATACACAAGAAGACCATGATGAAATACATTTATGGCATGATCGGTTTAAACAATTAATGGAGAAAGAAAATGCCATCAGTATGCAGAATAGGTGACGCTGATGTTCCACACTGTAGTGGTATGGTCAGAGCCCGCGGCTCAACTAATGTTAAGGTGAATGGTATAGGAATAAGCAGACAAGGTGATCCAAATACTGGCCACAAAGTACCACCAAACAAACCTCCTTGTGGAGGCCATGCAGTTGCAATTCAATCTGGATCATCTAAAGTTAGAGTGAATGGTAGGGGTTGTGGTAGAGTTGGTGATGCCACATGCACTTCTGTTGCTCAAGGAAGCAATAATGTATTTGCTGGATAGGAGATATTAAATGGCCGGATTTTTTTCAAATGTTAATCTTTGTGGTGCAAGCGAGATAATAGGTGATGCTCTAACAAAGTTAAATTCTTCAAAGGTAGCAATTAAAGCTTCTATACCCGCTTCAGCTGCAACGACCGTGGCCATCGTCGAGGGAGATAAAAACGCACTTACGGCCGCGCTGCAAAAAGTACAGACGGCTTCAGATTGGATAAACCCGGACGCAGAAGAGATAATAGATGTAGTGGGCGAAGACAGGTCGGCAACTTCAGTAAACTTGCAAGCAGAAGTTGCGGCCATCAATCAGCAACAACAAGGTTCCTCAGAACATATTTCTGCTATTGAAAGGGTTGTAACAGAATTTGCAGATGATGTAGCCGCCGCAGGTTCAGAGATTCTTGATGTTATTTCAAAAGCATATGCATTATTTACGAAAGGGTTCGATCCCTGTTCTATTATTCCAAATTTGCAAAAGATTGCTGGTAGCACATCTGCAGCACAATTGAAACCTCCTAATATAAAGATGGCACATCAAAATCCGATATCTGAAACAGCGGCATTTTGGATAGAAGATACTGTGGCCAGAGCTCTTCAGGGTGATTTAAGTGAATTATCTGCTGCTGAGGCTCAAGCTCGTGGCATTGAATATAGCTATCCAGAGAATATCGACTCCTCTGGAACTATATGATCTTGCGGGGTGACTAAATACAAACAAACCTAGAGGAGTTATATTATGGGAAAGAAAAAGTCAAGAGAAACAGAATCATCAAAGGGTGAACGTAATAATGTTTGTAAGGCCACTACTAAGGCAGTTCGTAGAAATTATATGAATAACGATCTTGCGAGAATGAGAAATCAACTTGATGCATTTAACAACGGTAAGAATGTTATGGTTACTATTCCTAACCCAAATACAAATGAGACAAACAAAAGATTCATTCGTGTAAGTGCAAAGGACATTTGGAAGTCTAATAATAAGTTTATGATGAAACAAAACACATCAGAGAATGTATAAATAATACTAAAGAGGAATACACATGGGTGCTAAAGATGCATATACTGACGGTACATACCAAGGTGAAGAACGTGCAGCTCAATTGTATTCTGATATTGATTTATTCTTTGGCCCTAAAATTGGATCAAAGGATATTTCTAAACTCACTGACATTACGGCAGTCAGGAGGTCTGTAAGAAATCTTCTACTAACAAATTTCTATGAGAAACCCTTTCACCCAGAGATTGGTTCTGGGGTCAGAGATATTTTGTTTGAGCCTATGACTCCGATCTCGGCATATATCCTGACTATGAAGATTGAAGTTGCTATTGAAAATTATGAACCCAGAGTTCGTTTAGTTGGAGTTAGAGCATTACCTGATATTGACAACAATTCATATAATGTTACACTTGAGTTTTATGTTGTTAACGCCCCAACAGAACTTGTAAATATGGAAGTTCTATTAGAGAGATTACGATAATGGCAGCGACTAGAAAAAGACTCAGCGTAACAGAATTTGACTTTGATGAGGTCAAAGATAACCTAAAAGTCTTCATGCGAAATCAGACAGAGTTCAAGGACTATGACTTCGAAGGTTCTGGCCTTAGTGCGCTCCTTGATGTTCTTGCATACAACACTCACTATCTTGGTTTCAATGCGAACATGCTTGCAAATGAAATGTTCCTTGACTCCTCACAGTTGAGGTCGAGTGTGGTTTCACATGCAAAGACTTTGGGATATACCACTCGTTCTGCTACAGCTGCAAAAGCAACTGTTAATGTCTTTCTGAATACATCCAATGCTAGTGCAGTCATGCCAGCGGGTACAGTCTTCACATCTAGTGTTGGTGATACATCTTATCAGTTCGTAACTATATCGGATGTTACTGCGCCTCTTAGTGGTTCTACTATTGCATTTAATGACACAATTATATATGAGGGTAGTTATGTTTCAAGTAGATACACTGCTGACACTCAAAATGTTGAACAGAGATTTCTTATTAACAATGATAGAGCAGATACAACAACTCTCACGGTTAATGTACAAAACTCTGCATCAGATACTATAACATCTTCATATACTCTAGCAACAGATATTGCTGGACTAACCTCTACCTCAAATGTTTATTTCTTGCAAGAAGTAGAGGATGGTAAATATGAAATATATTTTGGTGACGGTATTCTAGGCAATGCGATTGAGGATGGTAATATTGTTATAATGAATTATGTTATTACCAATAAGGGTGTTGCAAATAGTGCAGCAGTCTTTGTTAGTTCCGCTGCAATCGATACTGTTAACAGTGTTAATGTTAGAACTGTATCGGCCGCGGCCGGAGGTTCTGAACCAGAATCTATAGAGTCTATAAAATATAATGCACCCCTAGATTATGCATCACAGGGAAGATGTGTTACAGCAGATGATTACAAAACTTATGTTAAACAACTCTTTGCAAACACTCAAGCGGTTTCTGTTTGGGGCGGAGAGGCTGGTTCCTACAATGGTGTCACTGGTGTATCAGAAGTTGCAGAATATGGTAAGGTATTCATTAGTGTCAAATCAACAACGGGATTGAATCTGAATGAGGTTCAGAAATCACAGTTGGTAACTGACTTGGCACCATTTACTGTTGCATCTATTACTCCTGTGGTTGTTGACCCAGAAGTGCTAAACATTATCCTCACCATTAACTTCAAATATGACAGTAACGCAACGTCCAGTAGTAAAGAGGACTTGGAAACAATTGTGTCCACTACGGCTACAAACTATAATAATGATTACTTAAAAATATTCAACTCTGTTTTTAGACATTCACAATTTACTTCTCTGGTTGATGCTAGTGATACTTCAATATTAAACAATACTACTACAGTAACTCTTGCTTCACGTTATACGCCAAGTACGTCTGGTTCATTTTCTTTCACCGTCCCCTTTGGAAATAAATTATTCAATCCCCACTCTGGTCATAATTCTTCGTCTGGTGGTATCATTGCATCAACAGGTTTCTATATACAGAATAATACAAACGAGATGTTCTTTGACGATGATGGTGCGGGGAACCTTCGCATCTACTATTTGGTTAGTGGTGTACGAACATATTACTCCTCAGCTGCTGGGACTGTAAATTATACATCAGGTTTAGTTTCGGTCAATCCAGTTTATATAACAACTGTATCTAATGTTGATAATAGTATATCCTCTGCTATACGGTTAACTGCAACACCATCTTCTAACGATATCGTGGGTCAGAGAAATCAGATTATTGAAATTGATCTTGTGAATACGACAATCTCTGGAGGACAAGATACGATTGCAGTCAATAGTGCAGGGGGTTCAACTGGTTATGTTACAACAACTAATTATACAACTCCGTCGAGTTATTAATTATGGCACCACCTTTTGACTTATCTTGGACCCCAGCTTTAGAGAATAAACTCAGTACTCAAATTGATGGACAACTACCTGAATTTATTGCTGAAGATCACCCCCAGTTTTCTATATTTCTAAAACACTATTACCAGTTTCTTGAATCTGCTGAACTTCAGTTAACAGTCAATATTGACAACATCCTCTTGGAAGTTGAGACTGATACCAACCTTCTTAATGAAGACGGAACTCTAATTGTTACGGAAGTTGGTTCTGGTTCCACAGGTAAGTTTGTTGCGGGTGAAACTATTACTGGTGGTACGTCTTATGCAACTGCAACTGTTCTTGTTGAAGACCTCAGTGATGAGACACCAAGATTGTTTATATCCTCACAACAATTGTTTGAAACTGGCGAGACTGTAACTGGTGGAACCTCTGGCGCATCTGGGGTAGTCACACAATATCGTGCAAACCCCGTTCAAAACATTCAACAACTGTTAGCGTATGCTGATATTGATAACACCATCTATGACTTTATTGAAGAGTTTCGCAAATCATTTATGGCTGGAATTCCTAGCAATCTTGCAAATGGAATTAATAAGAGAAATTTAGAAAAACATATTCGTGAGTTATATCGACGGAAGGGAACCAAGGAGGCTGCTAAACTCTTTATGAAAATCCTTCTGGATGAGAATGCAGAAGTATTTTATCCAAACCAATACATGTTGAAAGTTTCTGCAGCAGATTGGGATAAACCTACTGTTATCCGTTGTTCTCCTACTGGCAATGTTTTTGCAGATGAACTTATTGGGCAATCAATTACAGGTGGAACTACTTTAGCAACTGCTCTTGTTGAAAGTTCAACAACCTTTGCCGTTGCGGGTGGTATCTCATATATTGAATTTCAAATCTCAAGTGTGATTGGAACCTTTAAAGATGGGGAAACTATTTACGGTACATCTTCGACAGACGATGTGAGATATAATTTTGTCATACAACAATTACTTTCAACTGTATCAACCACAAATGACGGAACACTATACAGCGTTGGTGATGCTCTTGACCTTGATACTTCTGTCCTGATTGGTAGCGGTGATATTTCTGCCAGTATTAATAAAGTTGAAACGGGTTCGGTTTCAGGTGTTGTCCTTGATGATGCAGGGGTGAACTATGAAATAGGTGATCTTGTAGTTTTTGCAGATAACAATTCTGAAGCAGGGTTGGTGCATAAGGCACTGGGTGAGGTTACTGTTATTCATGGCAAT